TAAAAGTAATGGTTTCGATATTACTGGTTTTGGTATCAAATGGGCTTGTGTAAGGCTCTGAGATTGTTACGTATGGATATGGCGTATTCTCATCGACTGCATCATAAACACCAAGATCAGCTTCATCTTTTCGTATAATGGATGTTAGAGCTTCACAAGCCGTTAACTTTTGATAAATTACCCTCTGCAATTCAAAGAAAGGCAAGGCATAGTAATTACTCATAAGCCTAATCGCCTCATTTCTCTTTCGAAGTATTCTCGACCAGCATCTACAGCAGGGCCCCAAAATGGTTGAGCTCTCATACCTTCGGTGGTTACATATCTACCTAGTTTTGTGCTGAAATACGTCCATGGTGTTCTGCGGCCATTTCCGTTCTCAGCGTAAATACCAGTACCATGCTCCACATAAATAGCGTAATGGACCCCTACTGAAACGACTGCATTGTATTTACCTAGCATCTTTATTTCAATAGAGTCTCGTAAACTACCATCATCGGCTGGTGCAAGAGCCTTAGCCTGCGTTTGAATAAGCCTCGCTGTCTCATATATGATGTCTGACACTTTATCGAGTAAACCTTCTTCAAATCTTTGTGCAGCCCTTAATAACCGACGTCCACTGAATGTAATCCTAGCCATTATTCAGTCACCAACTTTAATGCCACACGCATGATTTCATGTTGGCCACCTTGATCTTCGGGGCGGCCAGCGAAGGCATATATCTCACCTTCATACCGCAACCGCATGCTAGATGTTAAATCAGTCCTATATGAATAGTACATGTATCGTTGCAATGGATTACCGAGTTGTTGGGCATAGTACTGCTCTTTGCTTGTTGGCGTATCTATAAAAGCATCAATTGTATCAACTGGAAGCCACTTAGTTTCAAAGCCTGCAGCACCGTCCGATACCTTTTTCTTCTGAACTACTTCAACTTCATGAGGAAATTCATCGTAATGCATGGAATTTCACCTTCTTGTAGGGGCGTAAATATGTCCAAATAGCCTTTGGAAACTCGGTATCATAGGAGTAAGAGACAGTCCCCATTACACGTCCTTTTAGACCTGTTGATTGCGAATTAAATTGAATGGCTTTAGCAATGAATAATCTAACGCCTTGTGGCATTTCTGACGGTTCCCACTTACCATTACAATAGTCTTTCGCTACATCAAATAAAATAGGAGCCATTGCACGATAAAATCCATCATGCTTAGCTCCTGTTACATTATTTATTTGTTTTAGCATATCTATTTCTTCTTGTGTTGGATCCCACATAAGATCACCTACTTTTCTACTTCTTCGTATGACTCAGATTTCTTGGTAGATACACGTTTAGGCTTTGTTGCTTCTACTTCCTCAAACTCATCAGTACGTAAAAGACGGACACCGTGTTCATCAGTGACCGCCCATGTGATATCTGTTTTTAAGTTTTTAACTAACACGAATTACCCCTCCTTATTCTGGGCGTTTGGCTGATAATACTGCTAGAGCTTCTGGACGTGTCAATTTGGCACCGTATAGATGTAGACCTTTTACTGCATCTGCAAAACGTTTTTCGGGGCGGTATCCTTCAACCTGTGCTGTTTGCTCAGCATACGTCCAGGCCATGTTATGACCAGCGATAATTTTAGAATTTGCTACAACTCCAGAACCTGTCGCTACTGAAGGTGCATTGTTAGATTTCATTAATAAAAAGCCTGCAGCACGACCTACAACGCCATTTAATAAACGCTCATCAGCTGGTAAAGAACCTGAACCAACAAAACGATCATCTTTTAATAATAAGCCCTCGAACCAAGGGGGCAATACAGCAAAACGACCTTGTGTGGGTACGTTTGATTCATCAAGTTCTGTTGAAAGATCCACTAAATATTCGTAAGCATTTTCCTTTGTCACTTCAATTGGTGCCGCATCTGTACCGATAGTGTTTGTAGCATGTACATAATGTGAGGCAATAAATTGATCAGCAACATTCGATAGTGCATAGGCAGCCTCAGCCATTGCAGCATCCATCAATTTTGGGTTTTGTTGAATTTTATCAAGATCATCAATCTGGAAATTGAAGAACTTTGATTCTGTAATTTGTAGTGAACGTGTGTGATCTGTTAACTCTTCTGGATCACCCATATTAGAGTTTTTCGTATAGTCACCGATTGTTACAGCTCCAATGCCATTGATTTTCACAGTGTCACCATAAGCCTTGATTTCGCCCTCATAATCACGATTAATAACGCCGGTTTGTCCAAACACTAAAGATTTTTGTAAATTGTGTAGTAGTCGAGCTGACCAGATTGTTGGAATAAAGTTTGTGATTGCCATATTGTAATTTCCTCCTTACCGATGTTCGGTTATAGTAATTTATTTTTAACGATTTCATCCCAGTTGGCATTGATTTCATCAGGTGTCATTTTCAGCACTGCCTCTTTCGTCAATGTAGTGGGTTGACCGGGTTTTTGTGGCGGTGAAGTCCCACCATCTTTGAACCGTTTGTCTACCTCTGCTTGTACAGCAGCATTAAACTCAGCTTCAAGGATTCCTAAGTTTGCTGTAGTCTTTTCTGCATCATCACCAACAAAGAACTCTATTAATTTTGCTGGTAAGCTCTTTTCAGTAGCAGTAGACAACGCTTGATTAACGAGCTTTTCTCGCGCAGCTTCTTTTTGAGACTGCTCAAATTGTGCTTTTAAGTCGCGTAACTGTTTTGCTTCCTCCGATTCTGGTGGGTAACGCTTGGAAATCTCATCTTCTAATTTCTTTGGAAGAGTCTTAGTTTCATACGTTTTAATCGCATCAGTTACTCGAGTATCAGCAAATGATTGAAGCCATTTCTTCCCCTCATCATTGTCGTTTAGAAATGATTGAACCGATTCAAGTGTCAACATATCCCCTTGACCGTTTCCATCATCTCCTGATGGTGGATTATCCTCTGAGGGAGTTCCTTCTCCACCGTCTGCAAGCATCTGAATATCTAAAGATAATAGAGTTTTTAAATTGAATGGATTGTGTTTCATGTTTTCCTCCTTGCCCAATTTAGTTATTCGTATGAATCCCTAAACTGTTCAATAGTGTATTTGTTCTCGTTCTTTATAGCGTCTGCGAGAATAAAGACAAAAATAAAAAGCCATTCAAAATGAATGACTTGTGTAGATTTTATAATTATGAGAACAAGTCTAAAGAACATGCTTGAAAAAACAATTTCCAAAATATTCTCTAATATCCGTAGAAGTTTGAAACCAAAGCTACACTAAAGTACCTCTAATTTTAGTATTCATTAGAAACTAGATACATATTTGTCAAAGTAATATTCAAATATCTCATAAGTGACTTGTGCTTCACTGATATTTACTTTAAGAAGATTTTCAACGTCAATCACCTGAATTTCTTCTATATTTTTACTGTATTTAGAATTTTCATAAGCATTAAGCATGTCATAAAAAAATTCACAATGGATTGAACAATGATAACCGTCACTATACCCTCCAGCATTAATAAGAAAACTTGCCCAAGATATTTGACGGTGCCTATATTTCAAAAATAAACAAGCCAAATAGAAATCATTTAATTCAGGAAATTTTTCAAAGGGTTCTGAATATGCAAATTCATTTACAATTCTTACTGCATTTTTTTGGAATTTTGTTAATGAAAGTTCTATAATCCAGTAAGGAGGACTTTCAAATTTATCAATAATATCATCACAAAATAAGGAATAATGCTTATATGTTATTAAGCCAGAATCAATCATCTCCCCTATTTTCCAAGCAAGAGATTTGTTCAAATTAATTTGCAACATTATCCCTCCTTTATTTTTTAAATTATGTGCTAAAAAAACTCACTACCGTTGCTTAACTAAACTGCTCTGTTAGTTTCAGTGCATTTCTTTACCAAATGGAGTTTGATTCTAGAAATATGGGCCCTCTTAATCCTCTAAATACGAAATAGGATATGGAGAGTAAACTACTGTATCTCCATCTTCATCTCGCTTTAAAATTATGATAAAATCTGCACCATTACTATCATCCCCTCTAGGTATTGGAGTAATCAATGGAGGGCACCTTAATTCATTATATTTTTCTAATGTCCCATTAAAGTTATTAAGAGCAAACGTGACACGTTTATCTATAAGATCAAATAATTTATCTACTCCACCTGTTTGCATATCAAAATAGTCAGGGTTCTTCTCTCTTTTTTCAATTAATTTCTCCTTGTATTCATTAACTGTTAAAAAACAAAACTCCCAATCAAGTGGAAGAAGCCCTCCCCCTAGCCAATAAATATTCACTATTTATACCTCCTTACCAATAATTTTAGAGCCTTTAAAACCACCTATCAATTTTAACATAATTATCCAACGATGAAATCACCTATAATAAAATATGAAGGTTATCCAAATAACTCAAACTTCACCATTAAACTGTTTTCTCCAACCTTCGTAACTCACGAATGGTATCACAACGCTAGGAGGCTTAACCTGTTTATACGCTTTGTTAAAAGCTTGTTTGTATGTCAAACCTAAATCGGACATATAAGCATCAATACGAGCAGCCAATTTCTTTTGGTAAGTATCATCCATGTAGTCTCTGCCTCGTCGATATTCAGGTAACTTACCGTTAACCATGTAAATCGTATGGCAACGGCACTGAATATCCATTGATGCAACACCCCATAACCTCGGTGCTTTCGATTTCCACTTACCGTAATGATAATAGCCTTCTTTATCAGCTTTTTGTCCATCTAGCTTTCTATGAGACTTCCGAACCCTCGTATCAAGTGACGACATCCACACTTTGGTTAGCCGCGCTGTTTTGCTAGCCTGTTCTTCAATAGCTAAATCAACTTGTGATCTAACTCGACCCCCTTCAGTACGAGCAACAAGGATAGCTTTCTTCCTCGTCCATCCCATAGCATTTTCAATCCGTATAGCCATGTCTGTGTAGCTTTCACCAGCTTGTAGGCTCTCTGCTATCTCGATGTTCAAACGCCTAATAATTTCGTTCCTGTGTGCTTCAAATATCTTAGGTAACGTCACAAACTCAACTGGATTAGTAATCGCTGCTTGAATCACTTCAACAGATGGTATCTTAAAGCCCATTTCCTCGCCTGTAGACTGTTGTAAGAGATAAGCCATCAATAAGTATCTCTCGATGTAAAGACGTTCCTGTGAAGCTTGTATAAGTTTAATAGTCTCTTTGTAATCAGCATTAAGTTGTTGAGCTATTAACTTCATCTCTTGGTTAAAGCGATTGTACTTATTAACGTCAGTCCAAGTAGCTTGGCCGTTCTTACCGAATTTCTTATGCAGCTCAAACATTTGAGCAAGAATAGTCTTTAAACGTCGTGCAAAGATAACCTCAATGTCTCTCTCAGCTTTAGCTTCTAAATCATCTAAGATACGATTGATTTCCTGTTGATTCATGACTGATCAACTTCTTTCGGATCTTCGTTATCCTCGTTCAAAGGTTCAAGTTCATTGCCATACAATTGAGCATCTTTCTGTATCTCTTCAAGTTCATATTCTACGTCATCAACGATTGATAACTTAGAAAGGCGAGTACGCTCTGATACTAATCCTTTTAATGCTTGTGAAGCTTGAGCCTCGGACAGCAAATCAATAGGAATGTTTCGTTTGTATTCATACCAAACTTTCAAGTAATCGTCCTTTGAACAAATACCTTTCTTGGCCCATGCACTACATAAGACTTTGAATTGGTAGCGAAGAGCAGTAGTGAACTTTCGCTCCATCGTTTTGCATTTGTTCTCAAGGGCCATAAGCTTATACTTCATAGCCACTCCACTTGCATTACCAGCGAATGATTCATCACTGAAGTTCACGCTCTTAGCTAATCGCATGATGTTCTCTTCTAAACGATTCAGGTGGTTCTCTATCATTTGATCATTAACATCTTTGGTTAGATATTTAATGTCATCATCTTCACCCATTAACTCGAAAATGCCTGTTCGAGCGACCTTCTTCGCATCCTCGTCATCCATCCCCATTCCTTTAAGAACCAGATAGGCCAATCGGAACTGTTCAATTTCATTGGAGGCATCAGAAAGAGTTCGATCATAAGCATCAATCAGGTTATACACCTTGTCAGCATCACCCTGTAATTCCTCGTTATTTGGAACTCCGAATAAAGGGCAATAGTCGAATAAGTGTTTACGTTCATCTTTCAAAACGAAAGGTGAATCAGCATCAGCGCGAGTGTAGAGTCTTTCAGTTTTTGCATCGTAAAACACCAACTGCTCGATCTCTACTTTTTCTCCATCAGCATCGAGTTCAGCACTTTTGAAATAACGTAAGGCGTATTTCGGTTCACTGACATCTGCTGTTTCAGAAAGGATGACCGTTTCCCACGGATCAATGGTTGTAACTCGTTCATTTCCTTCCGTATCAATGTAAAGTAGTCGTGCTGAATAGCCACAAATAGCTGTTTTCTTGCCTGACTCACTATCAAGATCATCAACAGAATTACGCAAATTAAAAAGCTCAATCGCCTCAGATAATTTATCAAGGCTTTGAGCTTGCTTGTCTACTACGTATGAAATTGGATTACCGAACATATAGCCAACCTTTGTGTCTACTATTTCAGCATCTAGAGGGTTATTTAGTGTATTGTTCACCTTGTCATCAACACGGACTACATTGTCATTACCTTGAGCGTAATCGGTTGGTTTACGTGTTAAAATCGGTACTGCGGATAGTTCAGCTTTGTACCGATTGTAGTTGAGTAATCGCTTGTTTCGTTCAGCTTTAGTTTCTGAAACGAGCTTATCAAGTAATAAAGCAGTAACGCCTTTCTCGTCGATATAAGCAATGTATTCGTTCACTTTACCACCCCCTTATTTTGAATTGACACCTTTCACACTTGCAACATCATAATCATCCAACCCATACCACATTGCTGAAAATGTGTGCGGATCAATATTAAATTCATCTTCATAAATTTCATCAGTTTTAGGATCTTTTTTGAAGGTAAGTTCCTTCAACTCTCTAATTGTATTCACACATGAATCAGAACAAATGATTCGCTTGAAACGTTTCATCTTCTTTGTATTTTCAACACGTGTGAGCTTCTTACAAGCAAACATACGAAAGCCACGCTGCTTGTAGTAAGCAATTGTTTTTGGCTCGGCATTATCAGCTTTAATAATGGATTTCTTCAGCCCTTCTTCCTCAAGTTCATCGGCAGTTTTATCATCAGTCATACGTCG